CTACTAACGTCTTAGCAAGGTCAGCCCATGTCTCACAACCTTCATGGGCATACTTATGATAAAATATATCTTCACTAAACTTACTACGGAACATTGGGTTCTTATTACTTCGGAACATTAATCTGTACCTCCGTAAGTATAAGATTCTTGTTCGGGGTCAGAATTAACATCATCTTCATCAGCTTGATAAAGTTGCAGGTTTAATTGGCTTTGTTTTTTTTCCTGCTTTTCTTTTTCGTATTCGATGAGTTGATGGATATACCAGTGGCATTTTTCGAGGTCTTCAACTCCTCCTTTTTCTTTCCATCGGACAACGTACTTGACGATGTTGCCTTCGCAGTATCCAAGTTCTTGCGCTTGGATGAGTTCAATGGGTTCGACTTCCCCTTTGTAATGTTTGGGGTTATTGATAGGGTCATGGGAGTTGTTGGATGCCATAGTGATACCTCCATTGTATTGGCGTTATAATCGGTGTTTCTTAAAATTCGAGATAGTCTTGCTTGTGTCAGTGCATCTTGTTCTGTTTTTTTATTCTCGATATATGCTTGCACTACTGCTTGCCACATTGCATTTATGTTTTGTGGCACGGTAGCTAAAATCTTTTCGGCTTTCTTAGGACCAATTCCTTCGATGCCTTTGTAACCATCAGATGAGTCACCTGTTAAAACTTGCTTCATCCAGAAATAATCGGCTTGCTGAGTTCTATTCCGATGCGGTGCTCTATCTTTATCAGGATTAAATAAGTGAGCAGGAATAGTATTTAAATCTTTATCAGTAGAAACTATTACTGCATCTCGAATGTATTCTGATGTTGCATAGATACCCATAACATCATCAGCTTCCAAATAACTTACCGAGTACCACTCATATTTTTTCTTTAAGTATTCAATAACAGTGTTTAGTAGTTCTGGCTTCTCGCCTTTACGATTAGCTTTGTACTTAGGGTAAATTTTCTTTCGGAAGTTTTCTTTATCTGAAAAACAAAGAATAGATTTTTTACATCGTGCGCCTTTAGTCCATTCTTTAAGAATATGTTCAGCGCTATCTAGCGCTTGTTGTTCTGACAAAGTTGCTCCTTCATTCCCATCTTGCCAATCAACATTAAGTTGACCAACAGAGGATGAACGATACGCAAGAATGTCAGCATCTATTAAAGCTGTTGCCATTAGTGTGTCTCCGACCAGTTGTTTCCTATTGAGTAGCTGCCATTCAATTGGCAACGTAGATTTAAAACATCACTTGTCTTGACTATGGCGTGAACCATTTCTTCTGCTATGGATTGTGCTATATCTTCTTGTGATTCTATTTGAACCTCATCATGAACATTGGCACAATAGTTCCAATTTCCTTGAGGCACTTGTTCATCAAACAATACCAACGCTTGTTTCATAACTAACGCTGAAGAACCTTGTATCAGGGTGTTTAATGCTGTGTGTGGTGAAGGGCAAAAAAGTTTTCGTTTGTCTAATCCTAAAAGAAAACCTTTTGTTGCTGCTGCTTGTCGTGCTTTATTAACAAGAGTATTTAAACCTTTAATACCTTCAGATAATTTCTTACGAGTTTCTTTTCCCTTTTTAACTTTAGAACCTTTAAAAGGATTATCGTCATGTACGATTTGCCCAATCTTGCCATCTCCTGCTCCATACATAAACGCATAGAACAAACGTTTTGCATTAAAGCGTTCTTTGAGTTCACATAATTTTTGATTGTAAGTATGAAAGTCTCCATTAATAACCCTATCGGCAAACTCACCGTCATCATACTTCGCTAAGTAATGACCAAGTAATCGTGCTTCAATACCATCGGCATCAATCCCTACTAACTTCCAGCCTTCTCGTGGAATAAATAATTCTCGCATCCTTTTGTCGGAGTCTGCTTGTGCTACGTTAGGATTACGATGAGTCATTCTTCCAGTACGTGCACCTAATGTATTGACTTCTCCATAGATGCGACCTTTTCTTTGTAGCTTTAGCCACGCAACCAGCATACTTAACATTTTTTCTACACGTAAGTATCGGTGCATTGCTTTTGCTTCTTCAAAAGGAAGTGTCGCTAAAATAGTTTCTGAAACTTCTGGCATACCAGAAGGAGTAAACTTACGAGGCTTCCAGTTATATTTACTGATAAGTCTATTAGCGATTTGTTGTCTTGAGGCAGGGTTAAATTGTTGTAACTTTATTTTTGTAAGCTCACAACCACCCACATAATGTAACCGTTTGTTATCTGCTTTGGGTTTAAAGAGTTTATCTGCAATAAAAATAGGAGGAAAAACTTCCTTAAGTTTATCTTCTGCATCTTTTGTTTCCGCATATAACTCAGAAGCTAATTGTTCTGCTTTCTTTATATCAAAACCAAAACCGTTATTAACTTGTCGTTGTATAACTCTAGCAACTTTATGTTCTAAATTATTGGCATGAGGGGAAGCCATTGAAACAAGATGCTCATAGACTTTTAAATTTAAAGCGACATCTCGTTTACAATACTCTAGCATCTCAGGTGTATAGGTATCAAAACTTTCTACCTCACCTTTAGAAAATCCTAATTGCTCACCCCACGACCTAAGTGAATGGCCTCCCTCTCGTATAGGATTGACTAAGCGAGAAACAATTAGGGTGTCGTAAATCTTTTTGTTATCAAAATGAAAATCAAGTTTGGCTAATGCAGGATGGTCAAAAGCAATACCGTTGTGCATGACAATAAGCTCTGCATCATTTAATATCTTCATTCCTAAAAACATCGAAGTCGAGTCGAAGCTGAGAACTTCTTTTGTTTCGATGTCTTGGATTACCATACAATGTATCTTTGTCATTGTTGGAAGTAATCCATCCGTCTCGATGTCTGCTACTATGTTCTTCATAATGTCTTTCCTTCGCATGATAAGAGTGAATACGGTCTGCAAACGTTTGTGCTGCACGTTGTAATAAATCTGGATTAGTTTCTTGACCCATCAACGCATTGGCTAAATTGGAAATGATTTCAATATTGCCGAGTACATATCCTCGTTCAGGAATTACTCTATCAATGGTTGGTGAATTAAATCGTGGTCCTTGTTTGCCACTACCAATGTGGGTCACAAGAGGAATATCAGTGAGTGGACATTTTTCTGGAATACTTATGTCCTCAACTTCTAAGTTGAAAGGAACGTTATTTCTTTTGGCTCGTGCTTTTGCATTTCTTATGAGTGAATCTTTTGTCTCCTCACTTTGTAAGTGAAGAGCCATTAAGTTTAGAACTCATCGAAACTGTAATCAGTTTCTTCCAGTCGACCAGATAATTGTGAATAATGTAACGCACACCCTGCTCCAGTCTCACCACTAAATCTATTTTTTAAGATACGCACTTGGGTTGTGTTGCGTTCTTCATCATTGTCTGATTGTGAGTTTCTACCAAGTGCAAGAACCATATCACTAAGCTGTGCAATAGAATGAGAGCTACGTAAGTCTGACAGAGAAGGCATTAAACCTTCTTCGTGTGAACGACCAGCTTGTGGTCTTCGAAGATGAGATACAATTAACAATCCACAATTTGTTTCTTCAGCAAAGGAACGCAACATGGTCATGCACTTATCAAGCATCCTTCTCTCGTCACCGTCTAGTTCCATACCAGAAATAACAATCGAGAGATGGTCTAAGATTAACCACTTGCAGTCACAAGCCTTAACAAGGTAACGCATCTTTGATAACAAGTTATCGCTATCTAAAGAACCCCAATGGTCATACAGCCATATCTTTTGTTTACCCATTGTGTTTTGAAACGCATTGCGTAACTCATCTTCAGACACTTCTTGGTTAGGCAAATGAATAGGTTTATTTAAATTGATACCCATAAATCGTCTAGCAGTACGACCAATGTTTTCTTCAAGTGCAATATATCCCACGTTATCTTGATGATGAAACGCAAGATGATATGCAAGTTCTGAAACAAAAGCGGATTTACCTACACCAGAACCAGCACAAATTGTAACCAGTTCTCCTTTGCGTAAACCATAAGTCTTATGATTAAGTTCACTGAAAGGATAAAGTGTTCCCATCTCAATAGGCTTACTAACTTCTTTCCACGTATCACTACCATTAATAATTCCGTCAGGCCTAGACTCTTTAGCATTAAAAATACATTGTACTAATTCTTTTACTTCACCATGCAGCAACATATCATTAGGGTCTTTTCTAGGAAGCGAAGCAATGTACGCTTTACTGGGAGAAAGTAACTCTGCACATTGCTTGGCTGCCCTTTTACCTACGTCATCTTCATCAAACATAAAGATAACTTGGTCAAATGTTTCTAAGTATTCAATCTGTTGCTTGATAGATTTAAGTGCACCACCTGCACCATTCTTTACAGAAACAACAGGCCACCCTTTAAAGGCTTCAGCTACAGAAAGACAATCAATTTCACCTTCAGTAACGACAATGCGTTTACCTCCAGCTTTAAAAAGATGCTGACCAAAAAGCTCTGCGTCTTTTAGATTACCTACAGCAATAAAATCTTTATTAGGATACCTAATTTTTTGAGCTACAAGTTTATTGTTTAGATAGTAAGGAGCAACTTGCACCGTCTTACCGTGATATTTACCAACGGTATAACCAAACTTACGACAAGTCTCTTCTGATATTTTTCTTTTATCTAAACTCTGGACTACACCATCAACAAAATTAGATTGCACGATTTGTTTTTCCTTACCGTTAAATGTTTTATGACAGCGAAAACAAAATGAATGACCGTCTGAATATACACCAAGTGCATCGCTACTTAACCCACAAGGACAAGGCTTGTGTTCTATAAATTCTGAATTGCTTTCCATTGTATAATACTC